GCTCCATTTACTTCAAAACTAATATCTGCTGCTGTTACTTCTCCTACCGCACTCGTAATACTAAAACTTGTTGGTATAGCTTGAAATTCAATAAATCTACCAGCAGTAGATCCATCCTTTATTCTTAATTTAAATGTCATAGCAGTGCTTTCTGCATTAGCACCATCACCTGCACTACTACCAGTTTTTATAATATTATTTATTAACGTACTAAGTTGACCAGCACCACCTCCAGCTACATCTTGATAATAATAAACACTGGCACTACCTGTATAACTTCTTGTGCCATGAATAATTGTTCTATCAGTATCTTCTAATGAAACAGTTTCTAATACTGCTTGATTAAATGAAAATGAAAATGATCTGACTTTGGCAACTTGCGTACCATCTATAAATAATTGTCCTTCTTTACCAGAATAAAAGCCAGCCATCGTTTTAGTTTAATTTTAAGTACATTCTAATCCCCATCGAGGCAAGCGACAAATTTACATTGAACATTAGATCTATTAGGTCTGACGCTTGTAACTGTTGGAGGACCATCATATCTATATCTTAACCCTAAAGGAACAGCATCAACGTATGCAGCAAGATTTCCTAATGATCCATCAGGCATAGTATTTCCATCTCCACCAATCCCTGCTAAACCTGTGTCCTGTTTAAAAGTTACATACTTATAAACAGAATTTACTTGTCTATAATTTTCTAAAATTTTAAAAGCATCTGAGTCTAAAATGTTTGTAAAATTTAACGTCAGTTTTGCATCTACCTGTTTATCGCCATATCTAAGAACAGTTTTTGCACCATTTTGTGCAACAAATTCTGTTTGTGGATACCTCCCAGGTGTGTAACTTCTAGAAGAAGGTTTAATATTTGACGGAAAAGGTATTTCAGTTGCCATTTAATTAGTATCTGAGAATATATTTTGATTATATTTTAAAACTTGAAATCTACCATCTGCATCTAAAGGTTGATGAGTTCCAGTTAATTGAACAAAGCCTTCTTCTGTATAAGTAATAGATTCTATTTTATATATACGATCAGCAGTGTTTGTTTGCTGAACAGTAAAAACAGAATTTCTAAACTTACTTGACGCTCGCCCATCGGTAGCAGTTAGAGTAGCTTCTTTTGGATTACCAAAATCACTCCCATCTTCATTAAATGCTTTCCAATAAAAAATATTGGATCCTATAGGATTTGAATTACCTTGAGATTGTATAACTCCTTCAGCAGATATATAACCATTCTCAAATCTATTATTATGAGTAATTTCAGAGAAAAATCTTATATACTGCCCAGGTTCTAAAGAAATTGCAGATTCAGGTGTTGTTTCAAAACTAATACCATGATCTACAAATTTTCTAATAACCAAAGCATATTCTGCAAATGTTCTAGCGTGTTTTTCAGATGTGCAGAAATTTGACATATCAAAAACTTCTCTAGGATCGCTCTCACTACCACCTAGATTATTTCCAAGTCGTAAATCTAAAACTTCTGTTTTAGCGAATCCATTTTCTACTTCTTTACGATATAAAACTCTTGCCTGAAACAGTTGTCTTTCTTCTGGCGATAAAAAACTAACCTTAAGATTTCTTGTGTTACCATCAGTAAATAATGCTTTTACTAATGTACTTCCTATAACATCACGATCTATTTGATTACTTGAAGTTACAGGAACTGTTGGTGTTAAAGAAAACTGTCCTCCTTTAATCGTGAAATCCAATAAACAAAAAGCTGCATTTTGATAGATAAATTCTCTTAAATTTTGTTGTTGTGTAATAACACCATCCCAATATAATTTGTTTGCTTCACAAAATTCTGAAGCTTTTTTCATTTCTTGTTTATTAATTTGAGTTTCTCCAATTAAATTACCTGCACCATTTACATCGTCATCTAATAAATGATAAGCAATGTCAGGAAATAAATTAGATGATTCTCTGTTACCAGTTATTAAATTTTCTACCTTAATACCGTTTTTTACATAAACAGACAGTTGAGAGAAATTATTAAATTCCTTGCTACTGTTCATTTTTAAACCGATATTTGATAATTGACTATAAGGTAATGTAGCGTCATCTGCATTAGTGGCTCGAATCATCTCATTTACATAAGTTATTTGATGTTCGGGTTGATCTAAATGGCTAGGTCTTTCTGCATCAAATTTTATATAGTCAGCAATAGCATCAAAAGGATTTAAGTTCTGACCTGCTGGCCAGGGATCTGTTACAAAAACACCAAACTCAACACTACAGAAAACATCCTCATTACCAAATGAATCAAAAGGAATTGTGACCTTATCACCTTCTTTGTAACCACTGCCTTTACTTGTAATCTTCCATTTCTTAGCACCATTATCGTATAATTCAACTTCTACTTGTAAACCTGTTCCAGAACCACCTGTAGGAGATACTGTTTTTGGATAACCTGAAACTATACCGTCAGTTACATTTCCTAAACGAGATAAAACTATTTCATATGTACCATCAAAATCATCATCATCATCAAATTTTGCATTTCCAGGAGAATAACGCACACCACCTGTTATGACACTAAATTCAGTATTGTTAGCAGCAAAATCTGAATAAGCTCCCCTTCTGTCAGGAAAAGTGTATTGACCTTTTTGGTTGTCCTCATAATAAAAAATTAATGCAGTTTTTTTCCTAGGATAAGTAGATGTTTTTACTTCTCGTTGATATACATAAGATCTGTTTTCTGAATCTTCATCATATGTCGTTTCAAAGGGTATATATTCCTCTCTGGTTGCTGGCGTACCAACAACAGAACGATCAAAAGATAAAACTTTCCCTTGACTTGCATCATCAGATTCTGGTATCTCTCCTAAAAACCATTCAGGGTTACTGGCACGACTTGCGGTAAGAACATAATTAGACTGCCCATTAAAATATATTGATTTAATTTGAGAATTATTAATAGTTATATGAGCAAGGCTTGTTCCTGTTAATAAATTTATTTCTGCTCCTATGTATCGAGACTTAATTAAATTTCCAGGTACTGGTTCTAATTTAAATTCTCTTAATTCTTCATCAGTATGATTAATTCTTAAAAAATTATATTGAGGTTGAGGTGTTCTACCTAATACAGCGAAAGGTTTATCTCCTATTTTAGTCCAGTCATCTTCTCCTACTGTTCTTGAGTATAAATCAAAAAAACTATATCGTTTCACATATTTACTCATCTGACCTAAAGATATATTTCCATTTTTCTTTTCATAATCATGTACAACTCCATCAATACCTGCATTATCAGGTTCACCATAATATTGCCAATATCCAGGATGGCTGTTTACGTTGGCAAATCCTGTTATCTGCCTGTTGACAACAGATTTTATTCCTATTTCTGTTGTTGTACATTTATAACTATTAGTAATCACTCCAATAGCACATTTTTGTATTAATAAAGTTTCGTAAGGGTTATGTGCATCAGTAACAGATTTTACCTGTACTTTTCCTGGTTCTATAATTTTAAACGTAAATTGTTTTGTTTTATTTTCTTCCCAGATACCTTCATCGTGACTTATCAAAATACCTATTGCTGTACCAACTAAATATTGTTCGCCTATAGCAAGAGTATCATCTGTATTTTCTCTATCGGCATTTACAGAAGAAGCAACATCTTCAGCACTCCAATCACTGAAATCGTATTCTTTATTTGGGTCGTGATTTGATATTTGATAAGTTACACGATCATTTTTAACAACATTTACATCTCCAGTTAAAGCTGTACCATTTCTTTGGACTTCAACTATAGCTTGGTATCTGGGAAAGTTTGTCTGTACTTTTCTTCTTTTTATTATTGTTTTATCTTTGACATCTCCATCTAAATTATCTTGTATAAGCACTAATTCATAAGGAAGCATAAATTTCATGCTATTAGGTACAGGATTATAGTTACCAAAAATATTTTGTGTAGAAGGAGTACGAGTGGCACAGAATGTATTATCAACAAACGAACCAGTTCGATCACTGTCAACAAGAGGCAACTCAGTTCCGTCTGAAGAAGTATGGCCATTTCTTGAGATTTCTCTTTCTAAGTTACCTTGAGGATATTTATTAGTTGGAAATTTTAATTTACCATCAGTATCTGCATTACCATTATTAAAAAATAGTCTAAATTTTCCCTCTGAATAATTTTTTAATAAAATATCTCCTATAGCAAAACCATTAAAATCAGGACCACCAAAACCATCACCATCAGTATCTTCATCTCCCAGTTCACCTGAAGATACGTTAAATATTGCTTTTATCTGCTGCCCTTTGCCAAGACTTCTCATCTGTGACCACAAAAGTGATGTGTTTACACGAATACCACCAAAATCAACTCCATCTATTTTTCTGTATTTAGCAAAGACTAAAGGTATTACAGCACCTAGCTCTGCAAGCTCCTGTGCTGAGTCAAAACCAGTTTGTGGTGCAAATCTTCTTACGCCCTGCTGCCCTGCTGTAGTAAGGCTAGGAGGGGTTTTTGGGGGCTTTGGTTTGGGTGTTAAAAAATACGAAACAAGGGTAAGAACTAAACCAACGACTATCTGACCAACTACGGTCAAACCTCCACTAATAGTTCCTCCAACAAACAGAACTTGAGGCATATTAACAATATATGGAATATTGTCGTATTCTTTTGGTCTTTTACCGCTTTGACTTGCTATATATTCTAAAAATTTGAAGTATTCTTCTTTACTAAGACCTAACTGCTCACACAGTTCTTGCTCGAAGGGTAATAATATTTTTCTATGTCCAATTTGTCTAATGGGCTCCATCGAACCATCGACTCTCCGCAATTCAGCCATCCGTCTTTCCAATAAACTGCAAGGCCATATCCAATATTAGATTTACATAATGCTACTGTACCTATTTTAAACTCTTTTGTCTCGTTTCCCCACTTTTCTAATTCTTCTTTAAATATTCCAAAATCTTTTCTTCTTACTCTTTTATACCAATCTCTTGTGGGTTCTGGAGATGTAATACCATAATATTTTAAAACTGTTCTCGCAAGTGAAACACAATCTGCTGCATGATGTTTTACAGGATCAGCACCTAATCTGTAACGTAAACCAATAAGTTGATGCGGTTTCATATAGTTTGTATATTTCCAGTACGAGGTAAAAAACCGACAATATCTGTTGTAAATACTCTGTTTGGAGCAGTCGTACCAACAGCATCTATTGCACTACTTAATAACACTTCTATTGTTGTTGCATCGTAAGCAAAGGAAGCAATAAGCCAGTTTTCTACAGTCAATATTTCATCTACAGTAAAATCACTGTTCATTTTACATACTTCTACTTTTACATTATGTCTTTCTGCTATTGCATCTCTTACATGATTCATTGAAATAGGATTATTAGCAAGCACTAATTGTGCTTCTAAATTATCTCCTGATTTGGTTTTGGCTGCACCTTGATAAATAAAAGGTAAAAATGTATATAAATTACCGTTATGCAAAATTGAATTTGATGCTGCCGTAAGAGTATTCATATCCCCTCTTACACTGTTTTGAAAAAACCGATTAAAAGTAGGATCTTTAGGTTTGGTTAAATGCAAGAACGTACTTAAATAAGTAATACTCATAATCCTAATGTGGCACGTTGGCTACGGGAGTTTTTTAAAGTAGCAAAGGCTTTTGCCTGTCCAGCTTCTCCACCTCTTTTTGCAGCAGTATTAATTATCTCAGGAACAGCAGATTTTGGAACGTATTCATCACCATTGAAATTAAGAACAGGACCAGTGTATTCAACTATTGCATTACCAGAAGAACCTGCAACTGTACCAGAATCACCAGAACCACCTGGGATAACAGCACCACCTCTAGCACCTGCTGAATACCTAGACATCGCACCATCCATCTTAGAAGCTGGAATAATATACTCTGGCTCGCCACCTTCTCCAACCATTCCCATAGTAGGAGAATTTACGACACCACCAGATTGAAAAGCTTTAAATCCACCTGACCTACTAAAACCACCTTGTGCTGCAACATATACTGGTGCTGGAGGCAGTGCACCTCCACCAATTCCACCGCCACCAAGACCACTAAATAAACCTAATATTCCTTTTTGAATACTAGCAGCCATCATTTGTGCAGCCATATCTAAGAAATGATCTGCAATTCGCTGGAACATATCAGCAAAAGCTTGTTGAACAGTTTTAGTTCCTCGAATAATATCTTTGAATGAAGTAGAAAAAGAAGTTGCAATAACTTCTGAAGCACTAATTAATTGAAAAACTGGATCTTGTAATCTAAGCATTTCATCTGTTAAATCTTTTACTTTATCGTTAATAGAAGAAACAGCTAACACTCCTGATTGTCCAAATTTACCTTGAGCTTCATTAACAAGACCAAGTAATTCTCGAACTTCTCTTAATGAATTTTTTAAATCTTCCAATCTTTTCGCTCTATTTTTGTCAAATTCTTCTTGTAGTTTCTGTGCCCTTTCTTGTCCAAAAATTGAAGGATCGACACGATTAAAACCATCACTAGCAGCACCAGCAAGTATTCTATCTTGAAGTGTAACAACCTTTGCTTTTGCAATAGCTTCATCATTTGCTGCTTTTGCTTTTGCTTCAGCTAACGCTAATTCAACAACAGATTGATTATTGATTAAATTTTGTTGTAATAATTGTTTTGCTACTTCATTACCTATATCTTTTCTGGCATCAAATATTTGTTGAGCTAATGCAGCTTGTCTATTTGTAGCAGCTAAAAGATCAAAACTTGCAGAATCCGTACCAAAAATACTGATTAACGATTTCGCTGCTGAACTAGAGCCAAATTCTCTAAAAGCACTAAAAGCTGCTATTGCTTCTTCTTTGGTTATGTTTAATTTCTTCGCTAATTTATCTATATCACTTGCTAGTAACTTACTACCTGTACCAGATTTTGAAAATTGAACATTTAAAACCGCTAAAGATTTATTAAATTTTTCATTTTGATCGATAGCAGATCCTATTGCTGTGCCAAGAATAGATAACGCAAATCCAAATTGGCCTCCTATAGCACCACCTGCTAATCCACCAAGTCCACCACCAACTGCTGCTGCACCTGTTTGCCCAAAAAGCAAAGGAAACGAACCACCAATAATTGCACTACTAGCTATATTTCCAAAATTTCCTCTATTAAATCTAGGATTTCCTCTTCCTGAACTTTTTGTACCTGAAGGTCGTGGACCTATAGGTCTAGAATAGGCATTAGGATCTCCTGATAAATCACCTCTCCTAAATCTTTCAGAGGCAACAACTCTTTCAGCTTCTTCAATTAATTTATTTCTTTCTCTAAGTCCATCAGCAACAGCCCTATTAGCTCTCACAAAATCCCTTGCAGCTATAGTTGCACTCTTAGTTCCAAGAGCTACTTTATTAAAATTAGTTTGAGCTAAAGCTAAATTTTTATTAAGACTATTTGTACTCCTTACAGATAACTTTACTCCGTCTAAATAATCAGCAAAAATAGAACCTCTACCTTTTTTACCTGCTAATAATTTATTAACTTTATCTATTGATTTTGATGATAATTCTAATTTTTGAGTCAAGCGATTAACCTGATTCATGCCTTTTACGGCAATTTCAATAGAAGCAGTTTCCTTAATCACAAAAAATTATTTTTTCTTATTCTACCTTCGTCTACGAATTTTTTCCATTTCTTTCTCTCGGTCTTCATTTAAAACTTGAAAATAAGCACTCCAACCAATTACTTCCTCTAATGTCATTTTTCTAACATCAACAAGACTCATTCCTAACTCTTTAGCAATACCAAACTGCAACATCATCAAACCATCTTTACGCAGTTCAGTGCTTAATCTTTTGGGTCGATTTGCTCTTCTTCCTCCTGAATAATACTTAACATTAGTTTTTGCAGGTCAGAATCTCTTACTTCGTTTTTAAGAACATCTATCTCACCCAACTGAAACAATTTCTGCCCTGTTTCATCTTGTGCTTTAGACATTAATAATCGCAGAGCAAATTCATTTGCATCGTCAAGTTTTATACCTTTTTGTGCCCTTTCACGTTCAGCTAATGTAAGAGGTGTTACCCACATCTCAAAAACAGTACCATCAGATAATGTAACTTCTTTTCTTGTAGCTTGTAGATTTGCAGCTTTACGCAAACGATCTATTGCTCGCATAGTTTTGGTAGATGCCATAAATTAATATTATTACTATCTCATTCTAGTCTAATTATCTAATAAACTCAACTATTTATGCAACACCAGAGAAATCAAATGTTGGCTGAACAGCAGGTCTAAATTCTACACTTACTGTCTGTGCATCATCAGGGTTAACATTTAATGATGCAGAAGTTAGTGTAGCTTCAAACTCAATAAATCTACTTAATGTGTCGCTAACTGATCCACCAGTAAATACCTGATCCATGTATAGTTTCATAGCTGCACCTACTTGCTGTCTCTGTAATACGTCTTGAACCATGCGATTTACCATTGCTGTATCTTCATTTGTAAAGTAAGCAGTAGCAGAACCTGTACCATCACCAAAACCTGCAATATATTTTCTAAATGGAGTGAACTGTGTTGGAGTACCACCAATAGTTGTTACATCTATTTCTTCTCTGGATATTTCAAATGTCCATTCTCTAACTTGTGAAACGCTAGCAAAGTCTGCATAGGCTACCTGAAACTCATTTGGAGATGCTGCTGTTCCTGTATTTGTAATATCAACGGCTGAACCACCAGAAGTTGCTGACACCTGTAATGCTCCTGTTGTGGCTGTATATGCAATCACATAAAAGGTATCAGAAGTAGTCAACCCTGCTGGTAATGTCCCCGTTCCAGATTCGCCAGTTTGAGAGTTAATAACACTGAACTTAACAGGATCACCTACTTTAAAGTTTAGATAAGTTTCAACAGTAATAGTTTCAGTGCCAATATTTACTCCAGCCGTACCAAAAGTACCTTTAGTACCAGCAGGTTTGTAATATAAAGCTCCAGATGTTCCAGATAAAGCGGTGACAGCCATGATTCTTAAAAAGAATTGTATATCCTATACATTAGCGTGTTTTTTGCAATTTGTTTAGCTTATAACTGTAGCAAAATAAGAAGTATCTATTCTACCTTCAAATAAAGGAGGATTTTCTGTAGTAGAAAATGTTGGTCCGTCAATATCTCCTGTTCTAAAAAATACTCCAGAATTTGTCTTTGCAGTGTCATTTAATGTTTCTAATACACCTACGGCAGTAGTAATTAATGTTTGACTTCTGGCAGGTCCTTTACCTTTTTCAGAATAAACACGAATAACTATTGCTCCTCTAGCATTATCAACACTAGAATTTAAAGTTGTCTCATTAGTTATTCCAAAGATAATATTTACAAGTACATATTCTGTAACACTTCCAAGAGGTGCAGCCGTAATATTGTCAAAGAATACTGGAACGGAAGGAGATAAATTTGTAAAAGCAGTAAGAATTGGATTTTCTACTGCTGCTCTAATTGCTTGATAATTCATTTGCCTTGAGGATTACGTTTAAATGCAAATTTAGCTCCAGCTTCAACAGATTTTTGTAATCCACCGCCATTAAGATATTTATTATACCAAAATAATGGTGCAGTAATTCTTGCTCCTCCATCACCGCCAGAAATTTCACCTCTAAGAGTTGGTGAATCTGGATTTCTCTTTCCTGTTGCTACAACTTCCCCTTTCGGAAATCCAGGTCTACCATCTTTCGGTCTAGGAAAATTAGGCGGAGTAAACTTTCCTTTTTCTATATCTAATGCGTATTCAGCCCATTCAGAAGTATTAGTAATTTGTAATTTATTAGCTTTACGAACTGCTTCTTTTGCAGTAGATAATTGCGGAATATTATTAAGTTTATAAGGAAAACTACCAGATTTTCCTATTTTAGAACCTTCTCCTAACGGAACTGCTTCCCAGCTATTTTTAAATTCTCCACTCCATTCTGGTCCTGCTTTTGCTAAATCATTCATAATCTGTACCGCAACCGTTCTAACTGTCTTGTTTAATTCTTTTCTCTTCTCAAGATTAAAATTTTTTACTTCATTTTTTAACTTTCCAATTCTTCTTCCTCTTTTAGAAACAAGAGCCATTACTGTATCCTCACTGATAAAGAATGATATACAGGCTTATCACCTCTATATGTTCTAACTGATATTATCTTACCTTCTACTGTAGAACCTGCCCGTGGATATTGAATACGATCTGCTTGAGTAGGATAATAGTCTCCTAATTCTGAAGCACCAATTAATACTGTTACATTTGTTCCCTGCAATACACCATCACTTTCACTTGAATTTACCTGTGAAATAACACCTTTTACGGTTACGTTTGTATCAGATCCTGTTACAGCACCAGTTGTAGGATTATATGTACGAGGTGTCGTTGTTTTTACATAAGTTATATCTTGACCAAATTGAGATAAAACTTGTGCTGGTATCGAACCAAAAATATCATCTATTGCTGCCATATTATCCTCTCATCACTCTTACCTGATAGCTACCACTACCACCAGAACAATATGCTCCAAGAAAACTTTGTAGCCAGGGATATACGTCAAAGATATTATTTACAGTTCCTGTGCTTTGAGAACTTTTATTATATTTAACTTCTAAATCACCAATCTTTACTTCTGCTGGAACACCTGCTGTACCTGTGTTACCAGTAATAGCATCAGTATCATTTGCTAAAGCTC